TCATGTTATCCCATTTGATAATCATGCCTTTGTAGGTGTATTGTTTTGAGATTCTGCCGTTGCTGTTTACATAAGTAAACTCTTCTTTGATGCCTTTCTTCTTTTGTTCAAGGGATAGTTTTTGGTTCATTTGTTTAGTTTGATGGGATTAGTACCTCGAACAATACTTTCTCTTGGCTCTTAGGTTGTCCTTTTATAATATTGCTGTATATTGAATACGCCTTATCATAATCTTTAGACATTGACCCAGAGACAATCATTCCGTCTTGTCTGGTAAAATAAAAAGTTTCGTTAAGTAAAAAGTCGAGTTCTTCGATAAATTGTAGGTTTTTCATGTTATTGGTTTTTTGGTGTTGTTGTTGTTTCTTCGTTGGTTTCTTCTTCATCTTCCCAGTCGCAGTACTCTAAGCATTCTGGACATAGGTTAATTTCTGGGTAGTTGGTGTGTGCTCCACAGCAAGTAGAAAATGGCATATCTAAGGATTTTTGGTGTTTAGTTTAGATAATCGGCTGAAATAAGTTTTTGGGTCTCCTATTTTAGCTTTGCTCATGTTTGACTCATACTCCAATGGGTGTATGCAGTTTTTTGTCTCGTGATTGTAGTAGGCTTGTTCGCCTTTGTCAATGAGTATGCCAGTTATGGCACATTTCATTGGATGGGTTAAGGTAATTAATTGATGCATGGGTTTTTGTTTTGGTTTGGTAAAATTATATATTATTTGTGATATTTTAATTTATTTTAGTTAATTTATTGTTAAAAAGGTTTTTGTCACAGATTTTTGTTACAGATTTTTAGGGGATTTTTAGCAGGTTTTTGCCGCAGATTTTTGGCAGGTTTTTGGCTGGCAGGTTTTTGGCCCTTAGGGATTTTTGGTACTCAAAAAATTTGTTTGGGGAGTTTTTGTGTACTCGAAAAAATTTTGTGGGCAAATTTGTGTTCTCGAAAATTTTTTTTTGGTCGGTTTGTGTTCTCAAAAAATTTTTTTTTAGCAGTTTTGGAGGAGGGAAAAATTTTTTTTTCGCCTCTGTATACTCGTTAAATCCTCTGTTTTTTGGCCTACGTACTCATAAAAGGCATTTTAAGGGCTATTTTAGGCACTTTGTGACTTTCTTAGTACTTGTATCACTTTTGTAATAAAGTGGCTTAAATCGTCTTATTTTGCGTTTAATAGGTAATTTACATACTTACCTCGCTAAATGTTCAAACCATGCTTTTTGCTCTTTGATTTGCTTTGCCTTTTGTTCGTTTATCCTTTTGCCATGCTTTAATAAATTAGCCAGTGCAAAGGGGTTAATATTTCTATCCAGTGCCATTTTTTCAATGGTTAAATAGTTATTAACGTAATCAAGGTACAAATGAAGTGCAAAGCCTTTGTTAATTGCTTTTTTCATTGTTTTATATCTGGTTAAGATAAAAGCCCAATTAAGGGCCTTTATTTCGCTTATTAAAAGCTCCTCAGTTAACCTGGTTAAGCCAATTTAGATCCAAATTTCAACAAATAAGACTGTTTAAAAGTGTGACAGCCAATCTTTATTTCTTTGCCTACTTCGTTAATACTATAATTCAGAACCTTATCGCCTACGTTTAAAGTACCATTTTTTATGCTTTGGTACAATCTTTTACCCAATTCCAGCGGTATTTGTACGGCTTGTGTAGTTTCTATCCTATTATCGTTGATACGCAAAAAATCGTATTTGTAGGTAGTGTAAAGTCTTGAAGTCTCACAATTAAACCACTTTTTAATATCCTCTTTGAATTTCTTTTTTTGTTCGGCCTCGTTTCTTTTGCGTTCGGCTTTGATAAATTCGGCTTTCTTATCAGCAAAGGCTAAAAACTCTGTTTTATCCTTAATCGCTAAAAGTGCTTTAAGTGTTTCTGGTAATTCTATGCCCCAAAAAGCAGCGTAAATATTAGCCGTTCTCTCAATGTCAGCTAATACAGCCAGATATTTTTCTGGCTTTCTGGCTTTTGCTAATTTAGTGGCTCCGTCATGTTCGGCCGATTGCTCCCAATATTTAAAGTTAGTTTCATGGCTCCCAATAGGGTTGGCACAATATATTATATTATCATTTTTGCAGCTCATATAAACATGGCGTTTATGCTTTGCCGTAGTATTGCTATAGTCTCTCTCTGTAAATAATATGGCCCTTTGCCCTTGTTCGTTTCTTACGTGCTTTGCGATTGCGAAGTGGTCACCGTAACTGTAAATAGTAGAACGATTAAAAAACATTGTGCCAGTAGATGTGCGGCCGCTTTCTTGATGTTGGTTCGCCCATTTGTGGCAAAGTTCGCTCGTTGGTAGTACGTTTCTCATTGTGTTTATGTTTTGTAGTGTTTAAGGTTTGTTTATTTGTATTGGGTTAACTCTTGCCAAATAGTCTTTATAAGTGTATAGACTAAGATGCCGCCAATGAATAGGCTGATAAGTTCTAAAAGTGTAATGTGTGTCATGTTATTTAATTTTAGTTAGTAAATAGTCTGTTAATAATTTAGCCATATTCCCCAGAATAAGTATAAATAAGGATAATTGCCAGATAAAAAGAAAGTTAGATAAATGTTGCATAATGTTTTATTTATTGGTTGTTTAATTGTGCTTTAAGTTCCCATATTCTGTCATAAATGTATTTTAAACGTCCAGAGTATAACGAACTGTGTTCGCTACCGCAAAACGCTTTTTTACTTAGGGCTAACGCTTTCTTGCTTAGCTTTTGTAGTTCTGTTTGTAGTTCTGTTTGTGTCATAAATTTAGGTTTGTTGGTTATTTGATAGAGTAAAGATAAGATACCAAAAGTTAAAAAACAAATAAATTTGTTAAAATATTGCAAATATTATAAAATAATTTGTGGTCTATATTTAGACCGATAGTAAAGAAATTGTACCAGTATTAAATTGGTCGCATATATTCTATACTGTATTAAGTATTATAAAATATATGTATTATATTATATAATACTTATTGTATTATATATTATATAATGAATAATAAAATAAATAAATAAATAGTATATTATATACGGACACTTTACCAACGGTATTGAATTAGGTTAGTGATTATTTATGGGATATGGGCTTATGTTCCGTAAAGGGATGCAATACAGATAGTATTCTTAACTATATTAGATGCTAAAATACTTAGTAGCTAATTAAAGGCTATTTAGAGGCTAATTTAGACACTTTGTCGACTGCATAGTACATAGACATACCTAAACTCGAGATAATAGGTGCTTACCTATTGTATGAGCTACCTATGTGGATTTTTTGGGACTGCCTACCCCCTACCCTTTCCATTCGTGTAATCAATGGTGCAACGCCAATGTGCCCTTCACATTTTTGATATAAAACATTGTTTTCACCAATTTTAACTTTTGTATTGTTGTTTTGGTATAATAGTTGTAGCTTTGACTTCTATGAAAGATACATTTGGTAAGAAAGAATATCAATGCAAGTGTGGAGTAGTCCAGGAGGAGTATGTTTGGAGCAGTCAGATTATGGAGGTGCAGTTTGAGTGTGGTAAGTGTGGAGCTTGGATGGGGCACAATAACCTAAAGGTGAAGAGTAAGGTGGGAATTATATCAATCAGAACGCCAACCAAAAACCGATAATATGAACGCAGAGTTTAAGGACATAACGAAAGAAGCATTTATCATTGCTTATAGGGAGAATTTTGGAAATATTACCATAGCTTGTCAAGCGTGTGGGATTAGTAGGACTATGTATCAGAATTGGATGAAGAATGATACTGAGTTTAAGAAAGCATTGGCTGAAATAGAGCCAGAGGAGATTATGTTGGATTGGGGAGAGCATAAATTGATGGAGAGGATTACTAAGGGTGATACTTTGGCTACTATGTTCTTGTTAAAGACTAAGGGCAAGAGAAGAGGGTACATTGAAAAGACTGAGGTGGCTCACGAAGGGGATGTGGTGAAGCAGATTACGGTTAACGTAGTGAAGCCATCAGAATTACCTAACTTGCAGAAGCAACTTGATGGTGATGAGAATATAATAAACTTCGATACTCAGAAAGATAACAGCTTTACTGTTCCAGCCACATTGGCTTCCGAGGTACCAGAGATTCCGTTATATGACCATAGCAAAGGTGAGTTGTTAGATATGAACGACCAAGATGAGTTCGAGGAGTAAAGTTTTCTATTGGTAAACTTAATATGTGTCAAAAAACGCCATTTCTGACTTATGTTAGGGGCCTACCCTCTATAAAACCAAAAAGTATTAGTTTCGCTTTACCAAAGCCAATTTTTTAATTTTTTCCTAATGCCCTATGAACGTAACCACAAACATCGTTTTCGAAATACTGCAAAACAGCCAAAAAAAAATATCTGTTATGCAAGGCGGAACAAGGTCTGGCAAAACCTACAATGTATTGACCTGGTTTATCGTAAAATTGTTACAAGAAAAAGGGAAGACACTAACTATCTGCCGTTCATCGTTGCCATCCATAAAAGGCTCAGTAATGAGAGACTTTATAGAAATTCTGTCGAAATATGGCCTATACTCAGAAGAAAAGCACAACAAGTCAGAAAATCTTTACTTCTTAGGAGGCAATACCGTAGAGTTTGTCTCTACAGACCAGCCACAAAAAATAAGAGGCCGTAAAAGAAACTATCTGTTTATTAACGAGGCTAACGAAGTGAACTACGAATCTTGGATGCAGTTAGCACTAAGAACTACAGATAAGATTGTAATTGACTATAACCCTTCAGATTACTACTCTTGGATATACGACAAGGTAATTACCAGAGAA